AAGAGGATTTGCCAATGGCGGCATGGCAAGTGGTTTATCACTTGTAGGTGAGCAAGGTGCAGAATTAGTTAACTTCACATCACCTGCAAACGTTACAAGCCACCAACAAACCACTGGTTTATTCGATTCAATTGGAAATGCTATTGACGATCAAAGCGTGTTATTAAAAGAGCAAATTATTGAATTGAAAGCATTGGTTAATTTACAATCTAGTGCAAACGTTGCATTGATAAATGAGATGCAAGGCATGAAAGAAGAACTTAGCACTATTTCACGCAAGGCAAAACTTGAGGCAGCAGCATGATTTATATTGTAGAAATTACAGCGGCAATTGATGCAGCAGGCACGACAACCGTGCTGCGTTACGCGTCAAAGCCTTACACGACAAAACCCACTGATACGCCTGCTAATACATTTTATGATGATAGGATAACCAATCCTGCATCAATTAGCAGATCACTTTACAGCAACGGAACAACAAGCGGTGCAAGTCGTGTGAATTATGGCGCGGTAGAGTTAACAAACGTTGATGGTGGTTTAGACTCAATTCTCAATTATTCGTTTGATGGGCGTTCGCTCGTTATTAAAATTGGAAATGAAGGTGACGCTTATTCTGCATTTACAACTATTTTAAATGGCACAATGGAGCAGGTAGAGTTTACATTTTCAAAAGTAACGATATTAGCACGGGATAAACTCGCCATTGTTGATATGCCTTTGCAAACTACGCTTTATGCTGGCAACAATACTTTACCAAATGGTGTTGAAGGTGTTTCTGATATTGCAAAATCACCTAAGCCATTATTGTATGGGCAGGTGTTTAATATTGCGCCAATCATGGTAAACAGTTCAAAATTAACGTATCAAATTAATGATGGTGCAATAGCAGCAGTTAGCAATGTTTACGATAAAGGCATTGCGTTAACGTTTCACGCTGATGAGCCAAATGTTTCTGATCTTGAAGCACATAATCCACCGTCGGGAAAATATACTACTTGTTTAGCACTTGGTTATATTCGCGTTGGTTCTGTGCCAACGGGATTATTAACGTGTGACGCAACACAAGGCGCAGCATCATCTAATCGCACAGTGGCGCAAGTTTTAAAGGCGATGGCGTTAAAGGCAGGTATTGCATCGGGTGATATTAACGCAAGCGATGTAACCGCATTAGACACGGCAAATAATAGTGTTATTGGAATTTGGATTGATGGCGCAGATTCAGCGATGGTGGCAATGGATAAAGTGGCTCAATCGATTGGTGCTTACTTTGGATTTGATGCGCTTGGCGTATTGCGCATGGGTTTATTTACTGCGCCAACAGGTAGCGCAACACTTGAAATTGATATAAATAACATTTTAAATATTGAACATGGTCGAACCAATGACACCGACAAAGGCATTCCAGCATGGCGTGTTAATTTAACGTATCAAAAAAATTACAGCGTGCAAGATTTTGATTTAGCTGGTGCAGTTACCGCAGCGCGTAGAAGTGTTTTATCTTTACCTGCATTAACAAAATCAGCAGAAGATACAGCCATAAAAACACAATATACACTTGCGCCTACAATTGAAAAAGAATCTTTACTGGTTGATGCTACAGCAGCTCAAACTGAAGCAACTCGATTGCTTAATTTGTACAAAACAAGCCGCGATTTGTACACAGTAACCATTGCGCTTGATTTAACAACCACGTTGCCCGATTTAAATAATATTGTAAACATAACAATGAATCGTTTTGGTTTAAATTCTGGTAAACTATTTAAAATTATTGGTATTGAATCAGATTATTCAAAAAACCGCGCAACGCTAACGCTCTGGGGATAGCATGGCAAATACAATTATTGGTTATCAAAACAGGATTGATGCAGTTACGTTTGCAGCGTATGGTTCGTGGTCAACTTCATTGCCATTAAATAATATTAAAACACGTCAATTATCAAAAAAAGCACGTTCAATAGACGATGCAAACGCATCAACTAAATTGCGTTTTTCAACAGACATTGAGCGCATTGTTTCAACGCTTGGAATTATTGCACATAATTTATCAGTTATGGCAACATGGCGTTATCGCGTTTATTCAGATAGCGGATATGCTACGTTAGTCTATGATTCTGGCACACTTGATGTATGGCCTAGCTCGCCTTATGGCAGTTATGAATGGGAAGATGTGCATTTTTGGGATTTAACACCAACGGATGAAGAAATTGCGTATTACACAAAAAATTTAATTTACGTTATTCCATCGATTGTATCAGCGCAATATTATCAAATTGAATTTTTTGACAGCAGTAATTCTGATGGTTATGTTGAATTAGGTCGTATTTTTATGGGGTCAACTTATCAACCCGTTTTAAATATGAATTTAGGCGCGTCAATTGGTTATGAATCAGCAACAGTTGTCGATACAGCCATGAGTGGTGCAGAATTTTTTGATAGACGTGATAGCTTTAGAATTGCACAATTTACGCTTGACCATTTAACTTATGCTGAATCAATTTTAAATAATGATATTATGAAAATATCAGGCACAGATTTAGAAGTGCTTTATATTTGGGATAGTGCAGACGCGCTTAATCTGCAAAGGCGTTCGTTTTTAGGCAGGTTGAGATCATTATCGCCTATTTCACAGCCATACAACACACGATACCAAACAACATACGAAATTAAGGAATTATTATGACGGGCAGTGTAACATTTAGCACAGCAATCGGTGGTGACGGTTCAACTGTTACTGATGATGATAATGCAACAACAGGCTTAAGGGATGGCGGGTGGCGCACAAGGTTTGTGCCATGTTTTACTAATCAAGTTTCAATTGCAAATTATGTTGTAACAAAAGCAGGTGAAGCAGCGGCAAGTCAAACAGCCGCAGGTTCAAGTGCAACAGCGGCAGCGGCTGCTTATGATTCATTTGATGATCGGTATCTCGGTGCAAAATCAAGTAATCCAACGGTAGATAACGACGGAAATGCTTTGCTTACTGGTGCGCTATATTGGAACACGGTTAGTAATGAAATGCGCGTTTATAGCGGTAGTGCATGGATAGCGGCTTATATTCCATCAAGTGGATATTTAGAGTTAACTGGCGGCACGATGACAGGTGCAATTACGTTTGCGGCTGGGCAATTTGGCACAAATGTTAATACGTTTTTATCTACGCCATCTAGTGCAAATTTAGCTGCTGCGTTAACGGATGAAACTGGAAGTGGCGCAGCGGTATTTGCAAATACACCAACTTTAATTGCGCCAATTTTAGGCACTCCAACAAGTGGTACGCTAACTAATTGTACATTTCCAACACTTAATCAAAATACCACAGGTACAGCTACAACAGCAACCAACTTAGCATCTGGAAGCGCAGGTACAATTCCATACCAATCGGCATCGGGTACAACTGCTATGCTTGCTGTGGGTACATCTGGTCAAGTATTAACTTCTGCTGGTGCGGCTGCACCTACATGGTCTACACCTGCGGCTGCTACAAAAACTATATCAAACAAAACAGCCGCATACACAATTGTATCGGGTGATTTAGGCTCAATCATCAACTGCACTAGCGGTACATTCACCGTCAGCTTAACAGCCGCTGCGTCATTAGGTAGTGGATTTACTTGCACTATTTGGAATACTGGTACAGGGGCGATTACGATTGATCCTAATGCGTCTGAAACGATTGATGGTGTTACTACGCTTATTTTGCAACAAGGCGAAGGTTTAGCTATTGTTTGTAACGGTACAAACTGGGAAACTGATGATAAGAAACCTATGCGAGCGTATGCTGAAAATTTTACTGCGGCATATTCAAGACCTATTGCTTCTGGTAGCGAGTCAATTGCTATGGGTAACGGTTCAACTGCAAGTGGGGGAGCTTCAATAGCTTATGGGTATTCTTCTGTAGCTAGTTCAAATAACTCAGTAGCGTTTGGTATAAATTCTAATAGTCAAGGTTCAGTCACAGCCACAGGCGCAGGAGCAATGGCACTTGGTGGTTCTTACGCAAGCGGTACAGACAGCTTTGCTGCGGCTATTGCGAATAATACGAGTAGTTATGGGGCGACTGGAAGCGGCTCATCTATTGCAATGGGGTTTCAATCTAAGGCAACATCTATTTCTACATATACAGGGATTGCACTTGGAAGTGTAGCTTACCAGAACAACATATATGGGGGAATTGCGATTGGGTATCACCCACTTGCATCGGGAGCGCAAGCAACAGCAATTGGCTATTATGCAATCGCATCGGGCGATAATAGTATTTCTTTTGGAGGAGCTAATTCAAGCGCAACTGGATACCTTAGCGTTGTTTTAGGTGGGTACGGAGGTGTTGCAGCACAAACTGGAAAATATGTGTTTGGTTCGTTTACGATGTCAACACTTGGTGATGCTCAATCCGGTAAAATCGTTCTTCGTGCAGCAACCACAACCACCACAGCCGTAGTCTTAACTTCAAATGCAGAAGCAGCATCAACAACAAACCAACTTATAGTAGCATCTGGTCAAGCGATGGCTATTCAAGGCACATTGATAGCTAAGGAATCTGGTAGCGGTAATATGGCGGCTTATAACATTACAGGCGCGGTTTCAAATAATGGTGGAACAATGGCTGTTACAGGACTTGCTTTAACTCTTATTGGCTCAGACTCTATTGGTCTTGGTGCATCGCCAACCATTGCAGTGGATAATACAAACAAAGGTGTAACGATTACATCGGGCTATAAATCAGCGACAAATATTCGATGGGTAGCAACGCTAAATACTTCTGAAGCCACTTACGCATAATCTTATTCAAACAAAACAGGAAACAACAATGGCAATTCAAATTGATTTACAAACAAGCAACTTCGGCATTCCTTTTGCTGGAGCTTATTTTCGTATCGTTACATCGTCTATTAGTCGTCAACGCAATTCACAATTTTCAGTGATGATTGACGTGGTAGGCTACGCACAAAAACCAACTAATGATGATACTAAAGATATTGATTTCAGACGCTACCACACGTCACTTTTAGAAATAGAAGCGCAAAATGGCACAGCATTCTTAGAAAAGTCTTATAACTGGGTAGCATCACAAGCTGATATGGCTGGCGCGGTAGCGGTGTAAACCATGCCTGATGAAGCCTGCCGCCTTGCTAAAGTAGAGCAACGAATTGAAAACCTCGAAGAAATATTTGAAGATAGGGGTAAAAAGCTCGATGCCATAATTGCTACTCTTGAAGAAATGAAGAATGAGCAAACACGCTATAAAGGTTTTATTGGCGGTATTGTCTTCACCATTGGCGCATTGTTTTCGTTTATTGCTTGGTGGACAAGTAAATAATGGAATTTTTACAGTTTGCAACGGACGTAGGTTTCCCCATTGCCGCTGCTTGCGTGGGAATGTACTTTGTATTTCTGACCATCAAATTCCTGCTTGATAGCGTACTTGAAAAGATTAAAAGCCTTATCGGTATCATCAAGCAACTTGATAAACGTGTCACGGCTATGTCAGAGGATATTGTAAAAATAGATGTATTGATGACAGAAACGCTTGATATGCCAATTGAGAAAGAAAAAGTGGCACGTTTTAATAATCCCCAAGAAAAGAGAATTGATTAATGGATGTTGACGCATTAGCTAAATATATCAACCAGTACGGATTCCCCATTATTGCATCAAGTAGCATGGGTTATATCGTCTATTTTGTTTGGATATGGGTAACGACAATTGTTAAGCCAATACTCACCGAAACAACAGACGCGCTGATTGAATTAATCGACCAAATACGCCTGCTTGATAATGATATGATTCGGCTTACACAAAAATTAATTACGGTACTTTCTATGAGATCAAGAAAATGAAAACAGGCGAACGCGGTTTAAAATTAATTAAAGAATTTGAAGGTTGCAAGCTCAAAGCGTACCAATGCCCAGCAGGTGTTTGGACTATTGGCATTGGCTCAACACATTATGGTGATGGCACACCAGTTACTAAAAATAGAACGTTGCCTAATGAAGGGGCGGCAATCGCTTTATTAGCCGCAACAATTGGGCAATACGAAAAAGCCGTCAATGCAACAGGTGTTGAATTAACACAAAATGAATATGATGCACTTGTTTGCTTATGCTACAACATTGGCGCAGGTAACTTTTTTAAATCAACACTTGTTAAAATGTTAAAAGCCGGTGACGACAAGGCAGAAATAGCAAAACAGTTTTTGCGTTGGGATAAAGCAGGCGGCAAATCACTTGCTGGATTAACGCGCAGGCGCAATGCTGAAGCGGAATTGTTTTTAACGCCATAATAAAAAAGCCGCTTATTCAGCGGCTTTATTTTTAATCATCCATTTTTGATAGGCTTCTTCAGGTGTTAAGCCAGTGCAAACTATGGTTGTTTGTGTATAGCATAACCAAATTCTACCTATCTTTTTAAGTCGTGGTTTCATTGACTTCGTTCACTTATAAACACTGGTTGCATGGGATTGTCTGCAAACCATTTTAATTTTATCAAATAATCGCGCATGGCTTGATAACGCAAGCCGCCTGCTGGTTTACCACTTTTAAATTCATACATTACACGCACTCTTTTTCTTTTAACTTATCAAAATACCACTGCGCTTTTTTTAAATCCTCAGCACCGTTTTTTTGCTTATAACGCCATTGATATTTTAATATGTTCCCGCGTAAAAATCCGATAAATTCGTCTTTGGTTAGCATTGATTCGATTGCGTCAATACATTCAACATTGCCGCTGTTATAGTGCGCTGGTGAGTTTACGTTTTCGCTCGTTTTGATTGGTGCGCCTGCATTAACTCGTTCTTTCTGCTTGTTTAAATGCTTAATGACGTTATCCAATCGCACTGGTGAGCATTCAACAGGTGGCGTCAATTCTTTATAGCTTGTCAACGTGTACAAATACGCATTGTCTATTCTATCAACAGATTTATGCACAATGCCTTCTTTGATTAACTTTTGAACCTTAAATTCCACTTGATGTTGCTTTAAATCTGTTAGCTCGGTTATTTCGCGCATTGTCATGCCTTGACGATTCCCGCGCTGGAGAATTTGCTGGATCATTTTTTAATCTCATTAAGTTGATATGGGTGGCAAGTTAGATTCCATCTACCTGCAAATTGCAAATTTTTAAACGCAAAATCCTGTCTAACTGCCGCGCTTTCACACGAAGCCTTATCTGCAAATTCGATTGTTGATTGTGTAAGCTCACCATGAGTTGTTACAGCGATAATTAAAATATAAGCTGTTGTTGCAATCATTTTGTTTCTCCGATGTGGCGGTATTGATTAGTGTCCTTGAAGATTGGTGAGCAATTATGTTTACGCCAACCGTATGATGCCTCCTCATTTGTCCATTCAAACTCCACCCAAGGATCGACCCTCCGCGCTGCTACTTCTGCGTACTTAGCTATCATTTCTGCATGGGGGTGTGGTGTGATGACGGGTTTCGGTCTATCGTATTTTGCTATTTGGAAACAGAATCTCCATGTATCTTCACCAACCCAATAAAAATTTACTTCTGCTCTGTCTGCGCATTCTGGTGCTTTACTCCAATCGACATTAACTTGCATCCCTGTTTGCTTTTCGTTCCATTCGTGAAACTCCTCATATAAATCTTTACTTGTTGATTGGTTACTAGCAATGCCAACCAATTCCGCAATTTGTTCGTTTGTTAATAAGCTCATTTCCCTGTACTCCCAAAACCACCAACACCACGCTCAGTCACCGTGCTGAACTCCTCAACTTCTTCAAATATCGGACGCAATACAGGCACGAAAAACATTTGAGCAATGCGTTCGTTAGGTTGGATTCGATAACTATCACCGTGTGTCATGCGCAACTTAACCATAATTTCGCCTTGATAATCACTGTCAATTACGCCAACCGTGTTCATCAAACCAACGCCATAATTAAAACCCAGCCCACTGCGTGGTACAATCAAACCAACAACAGACTTATCAGCAATATGAATTGCAATGCCTGTAGGTATTAACACAGGCGTTTCTGGTGTTAAAAGCATGGTTTCTTCAATACAAGCGCATAAATCAATAGCGGCTGCGCCTTCGGTTTGAAATTGCGGAATAATCGCGCTTAGTTTTATTTTTTTTATCTGCATAATGTCATCTCCCATTGTGTAGGCATGTCGCCAATCCACGTTTTTAAAAATTCCCGTGCGGTTTTATTTCCGCGCTGGCTTTCTGATAAATTAATGCGCTTAATTTGTATATGCTCGATTCCTTCATCATCAACAACCAACCTTCTACCAATCATGTCACCGCAGTATTTCGTAAACTCTTTTTTATCATAAAAAAACACTCTCCAGTTTTTTACAATGCGCTCAAATCGTATTGCATTTCTCATGCGATAATTAACCGTTTGTGGCGATAAACCATGCTCAGTAGCAAAGTCTAAAACGGTTTGTTCATCCTCGTTTGGATGGCAAACAACAATGTTATTAATTCTAAAATTATAATTATCGCCATCTTTAAAAATAACAGCATCCTCAAAACTTGGATAATAACCATGTGAAAAGAAAACAGCCATGCGCCATGCGGTAAAGTATTTTTTGCCACCTTCTTTTTTAATAGCAATAGTAGCGTGACGATTTGCATAGTTAAAAGCCAATGGCTTGTCAGGCGTTCTTTTTCGGTAAAATGCGCCTGTTCCACCACAGTAAATAATATTTTCTTTTATACTTTCCAACTCTTTAAGCGAAACTTTTAAATCTTTTTTTATTGGTTGCACCATGCTATTACCTTTGATGTTCAATTTTTAAATCAAAAATAGGGCGTATTTCATGACAACGATCACACTCCCTAATTCCTCTGCTTACATATTGCCGCCATGTTTTGTGCTGGCAGTTTGTTGCGCTTGGCGTTGGTGTTACCTTCTCAACTGGTTTAATCAATGCCATAGCCATATCCCCGCTAATATGAGTGCTAATACATAGAATATTAATGCTGCAATGTCGTCAATCTCCACGCGCGTACTCCACCATAAAACAAACTATTAAAACAAAAATGCCAGTCCAAAAAATTAATTCAGCCATGTTTATTTAACTCCTCTAAAATGTGAAAAATATTTTGCGTTTCTTTGATACTACGCATTTTTTGATTTTTTAATTGTCTGCGTTCTTCTTTGAGTTCACGCAGACGGTTTTCTAGGTGTTCTTTTAATGGGATTTGTTTCATCTTGCTACCATATCCCCAGCAACATTTCGTTGCATTTCGTAAACAGTAAAAATCTTACCATCTCTTAAAACAAACTCGCCAATATTTGTTTTAATAATTTCATAATGATGTCTGTGTGTTGCTGCTATTGTAATAAAGCAAAGCAATGCACCTGTTAATAATGAACAAATAGCTACCCATATTAAGTCGTTTTTCATTTTATTCTCCAATGCCATGTGTTTTTTCCGCATCTCTAAACCCAGCAAAATAACTAGGTTCATAACTAAAACCTAATTTCTTTATAGCGTTATATTTAGCTATCAAATCTTCATCACTCAAAGGCTCACGTTTTTGTGGTGCTAGGTAGACAGGAGTAACATCTGTAACGTTATGCCATGTGATATAGGGCTTATCAACTTTAAATACCGTTTGAATATCTCCATAACAATCTTCCTGCTTGTATAGATAACCAACATTGTTAGGTTTCTGCTCAATTTTTTCTAGTTCAGTTTGTATGTCCCAGTAAAGGTCATAGTGGGTTTCTTCTAATTCGCGCAATACATCTCGCATTCTTTTTAATAATTCTTTTTCTATGCTCATTCTACCACTCCCGTTGCACTATCATTACACACCGCCATAATCACCCGTGCTGGACGCTTACTCATTTGGTAAGCACCAACAGCAAGATTCCATTCTTCTTTGGCGTTAGCGCATGCTTGGCGCGTGTCATAAGGTATTGCCGTTGTTGTGTAGGCAATGCGCTCAACCTGTGTTGTTCTGCCGCGCTTGTCGATGTTTGTGTCTACTGTCAAAAATGACAGCGTTAGTGCTAATGTTGCGCTCATAAAACCGCCTTTAATTTTAATAATTCGCGTTTAATTGTGTAAAGCTCAGTTGTTGCTTTATTGCTTTTTGTCCAAAAATAAACAGCGGTTAAAATAAAAATAACATAAGCAATGCCTGTTTCATCTAACATCTTTAAAAATTCAATCATAAATCACCTTTGTATTAAAAAAAGCCACTCGTCTTAGCGGCAGAGGTAGGAGTAAATTTTAAATTAATTCTAAATAATTTAAGTCTGATTTAAAATCTGATATGTAAATATCAAATTCTTTTGTATCTGCTGCTGCATCATTGAATATTTGAACAAAATTATCGTCAATGTGTTCATAAGTAATTTCAGTTAGTTTTTCAGAGTTCATTTCTTCGCCATTTTCATCAAATAAATTAACTTCTGTTACATCAATTTCTCTATTATCTTCAATGTCATGGTGAAAGTCTGCCGGAATATATGAACCAGATAACATTGCAGTAGCACCAACGTTAATTGTTACACCATCGTTTGATACGATGTCGAAGTAAAGTTGTATTTCCATTTTACACCGCCTTGTTGCTAAATTTTTGAATGTCACCAGCTTGAAACGAGCCAGACCAATGATTTGTTTTAAAATTTACTCTTGTGTCGTTAATTTCTGTCACTTCGCACCAAACGTTGTTTACAAAAACTTTTGTACCAACTTGTATTTTTTTAGATATTTTTTTCATAATTTTTACTCCTAAAAAGTTGGGCGAACTGGGCGCATATTTACGCCCAGTTTTTTTGTTATTAGATTAGTTTAAATGAAACCAATCTTTGTTCTTTAGCAAGCATTTCAAGAACACTTGAAATTTGGTTTATTGCAATTTCGCAAATTTCAATTTTTCCGCTTTTGTATTCAATTCTTACGTTTACTTTCATGATTATTACTCCGATTTAGTTATTTTATTATTGTTTCGCCTTCTTGAAAGCGTGGTCATATATTAAACCTTCTATTTTAAAAAGTAAACATATTTTTTTATATTTTAAACAATAGAATCTAAAAAAGCCTGATAAGCCGCTTCATAACCCAGCGCAACGCAAACAAATGCGCCTGCATCATGTGCAGCTTTAAGATATTCAAGTTGCCCGTATTGCCATTTTGACTTGGTGTGATCTTGCCTTTTCAGCTCGCAAACAAACGATCTTTGCATTGGAATAATGATGTCAGGCGCACCTTTCGTCATGCCTTCGCTTTTTTGCCGTGCTACCTGCTGCCAGTTGCGTTTGCCCTCGTTTCTGATATGCGTGGCAATCTTTCCATAAGTCGTCGGGTATTCGCGTCTTATACGCGCAAAAAAAGTTATTGCTTCAAGCGTTTCGCTTGGGCATTCGCCACGATACGATGTGTCACCGTAAACTTTAAGCCACTGGGGGAATTTCATCGTTTCTAAATCTCATGTTGTAATTATGAACCTTGTAAAAATCACCTTCTTTTTGATAAGTAACGGTTTCAGGCGGTTTTGTTCCGTTTATTGTTACAGTCATAAAACTGTTGTAGTCGCGCGGAATTTTTGGCGTAAAAAACACGGTAAACGTTCGCCATGCGGTAGTAAATTCAACCCGCAAACATTCGTTGCCGGCTTTGCTAATGGTTGGCTTAACTTTCATATCAAGCACTTCATCGGTCTGTGATTGATATGGATCGCTTTTTCGCTCGCGGTATTGCCTAACCAATTTTTCGTTAGGGTCAATCAATTCTTCTTTGCACCCGCCACAATAACGCGCTGCAACATCATTTTCATGACCGCACTCGTGGCATGGCTTAAAACTCCACTTGTAATTGCATAATTCAGACTGACATGAACGGCTATGATGCGCAGGAAAAAAACCATGCTCGGTTTCAATTCGATTACCTTGCAAATCGACAAAATAACCATTGTCATCAATGCCAAAACCAGCATCGTTGTCGCGTGGCTTGGTTTCATTTAACAGTCCGCAATCAGGGCAACGCGCGATAAGATACTCACCGTCAAACTCCACGCTGTTGCTTGTTTTAATGTCGGGATTAAAAACATCACCATCGGGGCAATGTCGCTCGATGTTCTCAGCATAATCTAAGACTAAGCAATCTTGCTTTTCATCGCTTAGACGCAAACCACGCCCAATTATTTGCTGTA